AGGGTCAGGTATGCCGTGCGTGAAAGGATGGTTGACCGCGGGTGTAGCTTGCCCGGGTAGGGGAACCCTATGCCGTCGGTCGCTAAGTAGTCGGTGTTCGGGAAGGGCATGCCTGCTTGAGGGACTGTTGTGCCGTAACACCGAAACTGTGATGCGCCCGGGAAGCATATGCCTGCTTGAGGGACTTTGGTGCCGTGGCGCAAAACGTGTAGGGGCTCGGGATGGGGATGCCTATATCAGGGTCAAACCTGCCGTAGCCCCTCAGTGATCTCGGGGAGTTTGACCTCCCCGAGACCCGCCTTACTTGTACCCATCTCCCCACGACCTGCCGTAGACCTCGGGGTCGGTGTCGATCAGAACCGGACCCATCTGCTCACGCATGCAGTCCGCGATCGCACGGGCCCCTTCTTCCGCCTCGGCCGCCGGGAGGCTGGCCAGAATCTCGTCATGGATCGGCAGCCGGAGGAACTGCGTGAATCCCTCCGCATGCAGCCGCTGTAGAGCCCTGGCCGTGACATCCCGGCTGGTCGACTGGACCATATAATTGAGCGCCGCGTACGGGCGCTCAGGATCGACCGGGAGTCGACGACCGACCGGGGTCACGATGTACCCCAGACGCTCCGCCTGGCGCTGAAGCTTTTGCGAGTAGCGAGTCACGCCCGGGTATGCGGCGTCGAAGCCTTCGACAACCCGCTTGGCGGTCTTAAGGTCCAACCCGGTCTGCTCGGCCACCGTCCGAGCGCCACCACCGTAGACACGCCCGAAGTTCACGACCTTGGCGTACTTGCGCTCCGGATCGTCCTTGGTGATGTGGTCACCGAAAGCGGCACGCGCCGTGATCAGGTGCAGGTCCTCGCCACGCTCGAAAGCCTCAATCATGCGCCTGTCGCCCGACAGGGCGGCCAGCACCCGAAGCTCCTGCGCCTGGTAGTCAACCGAGACGATCAACTGGTCGGGGTCCGCGATGAAGCACGACCGGATCATGTGGTCGCCCGACGGAAGCGTCTGGGCGGGGATACCCGTGATGCTCATGCGGGCCGTCCGGGCCCGCAGCGAATTGATCGACGGGTGCACTCGGTGGCTGTCGTCCATCGAGTCCAGGAAGCCGTCTACCCAGGTGGTGCGCCACTTCCTAGCCTTCTTGGCCTCGACGACCGCCTGAGCGAGCGGGTTGCCCTGCTTGACGAGCGACGACAGCAGAACCTTGTCAACCTTCCGCTTGCCGGTCGGGGTGCGGCCGGGAATCTCGACGCCCATCGCCTCCAGCGCGTCCGCGACCTGCTCGGTGGAGTTCACGTTCTCGCAGCCGTACTGGGCTGCGATCCCGCGGTAGTACTCCTCGGTGTCCGACAGCTCCTGCTGGAGGTCCCGCGTGTACTCCACGTCCAGCAGAAAGCCGCCCCGCTCCATGTACGAGCAGATCTCGGCCACCTTGTGCTCATCGGCCAGCAGGTTCTCCATCTGCGTGCCCTGTAGCTTGGGGGCCAGTACCCCGATGAGCCGGGCGGCGAGGATCGGGTCCATCCCGGCGTACAGGTTGTACTCCGGGTGGTCGAGATCGATGGTCTTCCAGATCTTGGCCTTGGTGGTCTTGTGCTCCTTGGCCAGCTTGGTCATCAGGCCCTTGACGTTCTCGGCAACCTCGGGATCGAGGTAGTGCGCCACNAGATCTTCCAGGGCGTGCCCGATCCCGCCTTCCTCCGTTACCCCTGGGGTCCACCAGGTGCGCGAAGATCCGCGTGTCCCTGACCTTGGGCCACAGGGACTCCAGGGGCACCTCCAGGTGCTGGTCCAGCACCTGGAGGTCAAAGCTGGCGTTGTGCAGCACCAGGCAGCGGGTCTCGACCAGCGTCGACCGGGCTGCGTGCGAGAACGGGCGGCCCTTCTCTACCGGGATGACGTACGCCTCGTCCCGAGTGCCGAACTGGACAGTCCTCACCCGGAAAGTGGGCGAGAAGATGTCCAGGCCGGTCGTCTCGGTGTCGAGAGCGAGCGCCCGGCGGTTGTCGGCCGCCCACTGGCGGAAGTCCCGCAAGTCGTCCTCACCCTCCACCTGGTAGATCGTGACCGGCTGGCTCTTGATGTGAGCGGTGTACTTTCTCATCGTGTCCTCTCTAAAGGCCCGGGGCCGTGAAAAGCCCCGGGCCTTCGCCAGGGGCTAGAAGTGTTCCTCTATCTCCTTGTCGATTTCTTCCAGCTGCTCGCGGAGGATCAAGTCCCTGACGATCGGAGGCCCTGGATGGTTCAGCTGCCTAAGAATCTCCTCCCGTCGCTTCTCCAGCTCCTCGCGGGGCTGGGTCTTCCGGTGTTTTCCGACCATTCATCACCCCCACGGGTCATCGTCCTCGTCCTCCTGCTCGTCTTCCTCGTCGTACTCGTCGTACTCGCCCGGGCCCTCGGGATCGATGTCCAGGTCCGGGTAGGCCCCGGCGTCGAAGTCCCGAATGAAGTTCTGGATCCTGATCGGACTGTCGAAATAGGTCCATTTCCCAGCCGGATCAACCGTCATGGTGCGGGTCAGCCCGACGAGAACGGCCTTCACCTCGTCACGGCTGGTCGAGCTGTAGATGTAGTTGGCGATCGGGCAGGAATAGCAGGAGTTCTTCTTACCCTGGATGCCGCGCTTGGCCAGCTCGTGAGGGACGNTCTGCCACGAATGCATCTCCTCGATGACCTGCTCGACCGGCCTAGCCATCCNGCTCCTCTCCCTTGATCACCTCGGCCTTGATCCGGGGAACGTAGTCCTCGGTCTTCTCGATCGGCGGAAGCTCCGTCATTCCGGGAGCAGGCTCGATAGGCGGGTTGGGGTTCTCCATTCCTTCCTCCTAGGCGGCGTAGTAGATGCCCCGCACGATCCGGGAGATCGTGGCGGGGTTGACGTTGTACTGGTCAGCCAGTTCTGCCTGGGTGACCTGTCCGGTCTTCCACAAGGCCCGGATCTGCCTCACCTCGAACGGGCGGAGCTTCTTCCGGTTGTCCGTCTTGTTCTCCAGCTGCTCCACCCGGTCCTCCAGGAAGACCACGTACTGCTGAAGCTCCTCCAGTCGGCCCATCAGCTCACCCACGAGCTTGGCCATCGGGCTGAGTGCCATACACCACCTCCACAAACTTGATGTTGTCCTCGATGGCGACCTGGATGAAGTCGCCGTTGTCCTGCAACAGGACCAGCCAGTCACCGGTGTCCTCGATTTCCATGACACCGCTCGCTGAAATCTCGGTGCCGTCGCGGAAAGCGACAACCACTCGGGCGGGGGGGAACACCACGGGCTGCTGCTCGTCACCCTTGATCAGGAACAGCGGAGGGCTTCCTAGGGACGGGTTCTCGGTATCCATCAAGCATCCTCCTCCAAGTCGAAGTCCTGGAATGCGTTGGGCGCCAAAGCCTTCAGCCGGGCAAGGACCAGCCGAGCGAACTGCTGGATCTGCGCGTCGGCGGCCGGGTCAATCCGGCGGCTGATCACGTCACGCCAGGCCCGCAGATTCCCGGTCACCACCATGTCCACGCCGGTCGCGTTCGGCAGCACCTCGCGTGCCGCCTCCATCGCCTTCTTCCGCGGGTAGCCCAGCTGCATCAGCTTGTCGGCCAGCAGGTCGTACGCCCGGAACGCGGCGCCGGTCGCGTCGTTGAAGGCCTTCCCGATCGTGGTGGTCTCACCGTCCGGCAGCTGGATCTGCGTATCCCACTCCCGCAGCAGGAGTGGGTGGATCACGACATCGAACTCCTGCATACGCACGTACCGCTGCGAGATGACGGAGAAGGACAAGTGCCGGTGCCGAGTGATCTCCGCCAGCAGAGACCGACTAACGCCGGTCACATAGAACGTCGCATTCGCGTGCTCCAGGACCGAGAAGTGGCCCTGGTTGATGATGTTCTCCAGGTAGCCCTTGTTGGTTGCGGTGGCCGGGTTGGGCCGCGACCAGCTCTGGTAGCACAGCCGCCCAGCAAACTCGGACAAGCCGTCCGAGTCGGTGGGCCACTCGGGGTTGACCCGAGAGTTGGGGATGTACCCGGAGACGGACGCCGCTCGGCCCTCATTGAACGAGGTGTGCGCGATGAGATGAACTTGCATGCTTTCCTTTCAGGGGTGAAGGACCAGGCCGGGCCCGAAGGCCCGGCCCGTGTCCCTAGTCAAGATTTCAGTCGCGAAGGAACTGCGGACTGCACCGCGTCGGGTCGTCCTTGGGTGCCGGGCAGAAGAAGCCCGTCCACGGACGGCCGTTCTTGGATCCCGACCGGAGCACCATCGTCCCGTGCTTGCAGTCGCGGGTCTCACCTCCGTTGCCGGTGTTCCGGGGCGTCGAGCGCGTCTGCGGCGCCGGGTTGTCCTTCGGAGCGACCTCGGCGAACGTCTGCTTGATGTACACGTCCACCTGGGCTGCCACCGAGATCAGGTCCCGCAGGTTGGGGTCCCGGTAGGTGNCCGAGTGCGTCGGTCGGGCTGCCGCCCTTGATGACGATCAGCGCCGAGTCGTACCGGTCGTTGGGCTTGTGGCTGATGGTGATGCCAGCAGCCTGCTCGTTGATGTCCTCGCTCACAGTCTTCTTCTCCTTCTTCTCGGTGGTGGGGGTGTCTTCCTGCTGAGGCGTTTCCTCATCCGCGAACGGATCGAACGTCATAACCTTCCTTCCTCACTTAATCGGGCAGGACCCGTTGGCGCACTCCTCATCGACGCCATCCGAAACCTGCTGCTGCCAGTACTCGTACAGCTGGTAGTCCGCCTTTGAGATGCGCTCATAAGGCGCCTGCGGGATGCTCTTCTCCGGGAAGACGGTCGCTCCCTTGAGGAGCGGCCCGAACTGACTGATCGCGGTCGCCAGGTCCTCGACGCTGTACCTGTCGGGATCGATGTTGACGGTGAAGCTAACCGCGTTGTCCGCGTACCGCTCCTGGTACATCGCCTGGAAGCGGAGCATCTCCTGGAGCGACAGGTCCGCTGCCGACTGAACGACCTCCTCGGCCTTCTCCTCGCCGTACCGGCTCTCCACCTCGGCCATAAGGATGTCCTTAGTGGGCAGGCTGACGACCGTGGTTGCGGGCGCCGCCCGGTCAGGCTCGACACCGTATCCCTGTCGGCGGTACTCCTCGACGGTCTTCCGCTGCTCGGGGTCCACGTCCGAGAACCTCACCCGCCGGATGAAGTACTTGGCGAAGATCGGGTGGATGCCCTCGCTGACCCCGGGCATCTTGGCGATGGTGCCGGTCGGGGCCACCGTGGTGGTCTTCACCGGGACAGGGATCCGCAGGTCGTGGGCGTACTTGCGGGCCTCATCCTGGACGTAGAACCGCATCTCGCCCAGCAGGTACGGGAAGTGCGAGTTGGGTGCCTCGGAGTACTTGATACCCATCATCGCCAGGGCGCTAGCCACCCCGAGGTGGCCAACGCCGATCCGCCTGTTCTCGGCGAGCACCTTGGCCTGCTTGGGGTCGGTCACGTCACCATAGGTGGCCCGAATCAAGAACCTGGCCATAAGACGGTGGGCTTTTTCGAGACCCTCCATATCCATGTTCCCGTTGTCCTTGACGAAGGCCGCCAGATTGACATGGCCCAGGTTGCAGTTCTCCCACGGCATCAGCGGGACCTCTCCGCACGGGTTGGTCGCCACCACGCGGCGGGGCTCACCGACATTCGACAGGCTGGAGTTCCAGAACCCTGGCTCGCCGTTGGTCAGCATCCCCTCCGCGATCGCAGCCAGAACAAACGAAGCATCTGGACGACCTGCGTTTACACGAGCAAAGAACTCATCGTCAACCTCTACGGAGATGTTGGTCGTCCAGTGGCCGTCTCCGTGACGCTTGCAGTCGATGAACTTCTCAATCTGAGGGTCCGCCCAGTGCATGATCGACATGCGGGCCGACCGGCGGACGCCGCCGGACACCACGCACTTAGCGATCGCGTGGTCGATGTCCATCGCGGACATCCCGTCAAGCTTACGGCCCAGGCAGGAGTTGAGGACATCCGCAACCTCGTGCAGCATGCGTGCCAGCGGCAGCGGGCCGCTGGCCCGGCCGCCGGAGCTCTTGAGCCGCCAACCCTCGGGGCGGATCCGGGAGACGTCAAATACCCGCTTCCGGTTCTTGGCCTCGCGGAAGTACGTCTGGATCAGGTCAACCAGAGCGGCAGCCCAGCCCTCCCGGCTGTCCTCAACCTCGAAGGCACCAGCCCAGTCGTCGGCGTACTCGTCGGACAGCAGGCCCTCGTCCTTCATCTTCTGGTAGTCGGGGTGCTCCGGGTCGCACACGATGTGTACCTCGTACCGGNAGCTCCTCCGCCTGACCGTGGGGCCGGTAGCCCGCGACCGCCGGGTAGTGGTCCAGGTACCGGTTCGAGTAGTTGGAGCCCACTCCCCCGCCCTCCATGAGGCGCAGGAACGTAAACTCGAAGTGCTCCCAGGGCAGCTCAGACCAGCCTGCGACATGACAGTTGAACAGGAACTGCCGTCCCTTGACGCCGGACGCCCAGAGGTGCCGTCCGGCGGGGATGATCTTGAAATCGGTGATCATCCGGATCAGGTCCTCGCGCTCGTTGGGCAGCAGGTGGGCATTCGGGACGAGCGCCAGGTTCCCGTCGACGACCCGCACGGCCGTCTCCGGCCAGGTCTCCTTCGTACCGTCCGGCTTGGGTCGGCTGTAGGTGCGGTCGTACACGACCTGCCCTGTGGGTCCGAACTTTACTTCCTTCGTCATACGCTCCTCACTTGTAGATTCCACAGAACGCCTCCAGGTCCTCGGCGCTCCAGTTCTCCAGGCGGGGCTGCTTCTGGTCCGGGAAAAGATCAGGCACAACCCACGCTCGATACATGTCGATCCCCGGCATTCCGTTCAGCCCGGGCGAGAAAATCGAGTCGGTCAGGCCGTCAGACTCCACGGTTACCTCCCGGGTTCGTGCACGGCTGGTCCGCCCAGCCGGGCGGACGCCACCGACCGTTCTTGACGGCCCCCTCAACCTTCTGTAGATCCTCCTCCGCGTACTCGGTGTAGGTGAACCAGATCCGCTTCACCCCGTACTTCTCATAAATGCTCCGGTAGTAGCGGGACAGCGAGCTTTCCGGCTGCTGCTCTCCCTCTTCCAGCGACCAGACGAACCGGACGCCGCCCTCACACTCGATGAAGACATTCTGGAATCGCCGGGACGGGTCCTCATAAGGCTCCTCCACCAGGTCAGGGAATCCGAAAGCGAGCGACTGCTGGTACTCGTAGTCGTCTGTGTCGAAGTAGTCGTTCACGCTCATCGGCGGACCCTCCCGGACTCGGTGTTACGGGTGATGCGTCGGGCCTGCTCGCCCGACAGGACGACTCGGGTACCGGGGCCTTCGGTGTACTCCGCAACCCGGCGCCGGTGAATGCGGTTCATCTCAGCGGTCAGCGCATCGACAGCCCGCGTAAGTTCGATCCGGTGCTTATGGCAGGGCTCTCCGTCGCGGAAGTTGGCAACAAGCACCTGCGCGTACCAGGAGTTGCGCTCCGAAAGCCGCTTCATCCCCAGGAAGAGGTCAATCCGCTCAGTGACCGTCTCGGTGGATGTGCGCTGGAGCTGCAAGATGACGGACTCCGGAAGCTCCCACAACGGGGTCCCGGCCTCCTCCTCGACGCCCGCCAGAGCGTCGTTCTCCAGCATCCTCCGCACCTCGCGAGTGCCGTACCGGTGATTACCGGAGAACAGCTCGTAGTCGTCGCGGTACTTCATCCCGATCTGGTGGCCGATCTCGGTGAGAACCGAGATCCGCAGGCCACGATCAAGCTCGTAAAGCTCCCGGACCTTGGGCTCTGTAAGGTCCAGGATCCGCAGAGCGATTTCCTGCTCNGCGTCGTCNGCGTCGATCACGTCGGCCCACTCGCGGGCCACCCGACGGGCTGCCCGCTTGATGTCGGGCAGCATGTCAACGATGTACTGGTTCTTGTTCACGTGTCCTCTCTCAAGATTCTAGGCAAGCTTAAAGGTTTGCCCGTCCACCACAAACTTTCCGTTGTCGACGTTAACCGGTTGCAGCGAGACGTGGTGCCCGTCGACGCGCACCACGCCAAACCCCTGCTGCCAGTTGGGGGTGGCACCCTTCAGGTACCCAACAAGGTGCTGGTTCAGCATGTGTCCCACCTCAAATCCAGTCAGGGTGTTACCGACACCGTCGTAGCCGACGGTACGAGAGACCACCGCAAGCCGGTGCGTGTGGCCCATGATCACAGACCGGTTGAACCGGATCGCTGCGTTCAGCGCGGTCTTACCGGCCTCCTGTGACATCCGAATACCGCCCTTGTGCCCGTGCGTCATCGTCCAGCCGGGCGTGAAGTCGTAGAAGTCGGGCAGCAGTTCGACGCCGTAGTCATCGAACTTCAGCAGCACGTCCAGATCGAAGGCCCGGGACTCGGCCAGTGCTGGCGCGTACTTCGCCAGATACACCCTGGGGCGTTCGTCATGATTGCCGTACATGACTTTTATCGGGCCGTCATAGACTTCCCGGATCGGCACCCAAAACCTCTGTACCGCATACTCCGCGTCAGCGAACACACTGCCCTTGAATTCTTCCGCCGTGTCCTTGGACCACCGTGACGGCTGGGGGAAGTCCATGAGGTCTCCGATCTGCACCAGCTCGTCGGGCTGGTATTCGCCGACGAACCGGATGAACGACCTCACGAGCCGACGATCCTCGAACGGGAACTGGATGTCACTCGCTACTACGATCCTCTTGCTCACTCAGCTTCCTCTTGATCTCCTCAGCAGCGATGATGTTGAAGATCAGCGCTGCGGCATGGTCAACCTTGCGGCCGTTCTCGTACTCCTCATGGCCCGTCAGCCACTGCATGAAGTGGCGGAAAGCCGACTCCTCGGCGCGGGCAAGCGCCGCCGGGTCCTGGAACTGCTCCCAGTTCCGGTCTTCGTACTTCTCGGCGCCGTACGCCATGTGGAGCGCCAGGCGGGTTAGCATCTGCTGCTCGAAAGGGCAGCCCTTGGGGACCAGCAGCTCGAAGCGGGGCTTGCCGGTCGAGGGCTCTCGCATCCCGCCGCCGGGGAAGTACACCCGGTCCTCGGCCTTAGCGTCCTCCAGACTCACTGATCATCCACCTGGCCCAGAACCTGACGGACCCTGATCTGCGCCATCACCGCGTACGCGATCGCGTCGGACAGCGCGGTCAGCGACTCCTCAAGCAGCTCCTCGGGCGACCGAATCTCGAACTGCTGCTGCGTTCCGTCGTCGTACCGGTCCTGGCCCTCAGCCAGGATCCGGCTAGTGGCCCGGGTGATCGAGTCGGCGACCTCCACCGCAAGGTCGGCACTGGTCAGGCCGAGCGGATGTGCGGGAGGCACCCGCTCGATGTCGTCGCTGGGCCAGACCTCCAGCTTGTCCCCGGTGTCGACTGCGTAGTGGTACTTGCCGACCGTGTCCACGATCCGACCGGTCGTGTCCAGCTTCGCGTTGTACACCTCGTCATGCAGCTCGAACTTCTGCCGCTCGTCGGGCATCATCGATCATCTCCTTCAGTGCGTCCTGTCCGTTCTCGTTAACGAAATCGTTAACGTCCTTCCCTTCCGGCATTTGAACAACCGTCGCGTTGTCTAGGTAGCCGGTAACCATCTCCCCGAACTGGGTTCCCGCCGCGTCTCCGTCAGCGAGCACCCAGACGTGCGCGTACCCCAGGAACGGGGCCCGGAAGTGAGTGCGCCACGAGGTGGCGCCGGGGATTCCCACAGCCGGGACCCCTGCGAGCGTGGCCGTGATGGCGTCCAGCTCACCCTCGGTGATGGCGATCTCGTCGTGCTCAATCTGGATCGCCCGCGTGTTGTACAGCCGGGGCTTGCCCAGCTCACCGGGCAAGCCCAGGTACTTTCCCCTGCACACGTCGCGGTCCTTGTGGTTGTGGTCCTCCAGGCAGCGGAACCGCAGCGTCACAACAATCCCGTTTCTCTCCGTTACGCGGGGGAATCGGATATACGGAATCGCCAGCCTGCCCCGGTAGTTCTCATGACCAGGGAGTGGCTCTGCCACATACCCCAGTGCGAACTGTGCCATCCCTCTGCCTACCAGTCCGCGGGTTTCCAGATGCGCTTCTGCGGGGCTTCCGGGCAGTGCTGTTACGTAACGCTTCGCGGCTACCAGGTTGAAGTCGTTCTGCGAAATCAAGGGCTTGGAGATACCCGATCCCCTCCTTCCTCATGATGATTGCCAGCGCGTCACCCTTTTCGCCGCAAGCGAAACACTTGAAGGCGTTCCGGACGAGCGAAACGGTGGCCGACGGATTCTCGTCTCCATGGAACGGGCAGAGAGTGGGTATCCACTCTCTCCCCCGGTCCTTCGGCGGATCCCAGTGTGGGTAATAGTGAGTCAGTACCTTAACGATTAGGCTCGTCGTCATCGGAGTCTTCCTCACTCCGCCGCTTGTCCTGATCCGCCTTCTGCTTCAGCGACTCCTGGAGCCGCTCCTGGTACTCCTCGTACGCGGATCGCGGCTTGTAGCCGCTGACCCATGAGTATGCCATGTGTCCCCTCTCAAGTTCATGGGCGCGGAAAAGCGCCCAGCACCCGCCGTGCGGGTGGGTTGGTCAGGTACTCGATACAGCGCTGGAAAGCTGTGATGTCGTCGCGAAGGTGCCCGAGGACATCCCGGTTACACTTCTTGCACAGCAGGCCGCGAACGCACTCGCGGCACCCCTGGTCGGCCGGGTGGTTGTGCAACCTCGCCAGGCGGTGGTCGTGGTCGACCGCCAGCCGGACCCGCCGGTTCCCGCGAGCCCGTCGGCACAGATAGCAGACGCCGCCCTGGGCCTGGTAGATCGCCTGATACTCAGCCTCGGTGATACCGAATTTCTGCTCGATGTGCCGGGACCGCCGGGTGGCCGTTAGGGCCGCCTGCCGCTGTTTGTGGCACGTGAAGCACCGGGGCCCGGGGTACTTGGCCGCTCGCTTAGTGTTACCGCAGTCCTTGCAGACACGCTTCTTCTTACCGGCGGTCACGACGGAAGGCCCGGAACAGCATAGACCAGACTGCGGCCCCGATGACCGCCAGCAGGCCCCACACCCCGAGCACTATGAACACTCCGCCGATGATCTCTGTTACCTCCCTGTTCAGAATCACTTGTCATCATCCTCGAATATAATCGCCAGCCCGATGATCAGACCTACAATCCCTGACAGCATCACGATCGCGGCCAGCGACGGGTCATCGACCACGACGGCGCGCTGCGCGCCGCCGATCGGCGCGATTCGGCACCACACGGTTCCATCGCCCGAGATTCACCAAGGACTGCGTGTGCGTCCTTGGCTCCGGGTAGAACCGGTTGACTCCGGGAGCCTCTTCCAGCTTCTTCCTCCGCTCTCGGGTCTGGTCATCCGTCATCATCGACTCCCATCAGATCCGCTGACTCGGCTGAATTTGGTCCAGGGTTTCTTTCGGGGTCAAAGCTTTCGGGGTCAAAGCACCCCCAGGTCCTTCAGCGCTCCGGAGTAGACGACGTTCTTTGTGCGGAGCGCGAGATTCGCGTTCCGGAGGTCGCCGATCGTCTGGGATGCTCGGCCGTACCGACGGTTCGCCTCCTTCAACTGGTTCTTCACCTCCGCCAACCGCTGGCGAAGATCACAATTCGCCTGCCCGGCTTTCGTCAGCCGGGCCGCCAGCTCCTGGGCCTCGGTGTCGTACGCGCTCATGTCCTGCTTGGCCTGTTCCAGCGCCTCCCTCAGGTCCTGCACGCTGAGGTTCAGACGTTCGATCTCCTCCTTCAGGTTCGCGACCTCCTGGGCCAAGGCCGCATTCTTATCGCTCAGCTCGCTGTTCTCGCGGGTCAGCTCCTGCAAATTGGCCTGAAGCTGCTCCCAGGTGTCGGAACTGATCTTGATCTTCTTGTCACTCATCAAATGCGGCTCCCGTCAGGCTGAGAATCACCGGTAGTGTGTCGCTCTTAATGAGCGGATACACCAGGAATGACTCCAGGAGATCCCCCAGATTTCCATAGCCCAACCGCCGGGCCACAGCGACCGCTCGACTGATTCGAGCGACCGCCGTCACCATCGCAATCTCGGGGTCACCGATGCTTCCCTCGGAGCTCATGATCAGCGCATGCGACAGCCGCAAGGCCTCGACGTTCGGAAGCTCCAACGAGATCTTGTGCTCCTGGTCGTACACCTCAATCGGGATGTACGGCATCGTCTCCGCGCCAGGCTTAATGATGATCCGCTCTGCCGACCCAATACCGTGGAATACATACGGGTCAGGCTTCGTGGGGTCCTTCTGGCTCATCTTGTCTCCTCTCTCGTGGCCCTAAGCAAGTTTTAGAGCCGTGTCAAAGGTCGGTGACCGTCATGTGGTCACCGTCGAACAGCAGATCAACGTACGTGTTGCCCGAGGCGTCAGCCCTGCCACCCCGGAACTTGACCGTGCTGGCGTGCAGGATGTCCGCCCCACCGCCCGGGTCTACGGTCTTGAACAGCGTGATGATCAGCTCTGGTAGTGCGCCCGGCTGTCCGCGAAGGCCGGACAGCGGGATGGGCTTGTCGCCATCGTTGTACGGGCCCGTGACGTGGTGGAGCGCCATCACGTGTGCCTGCGTTCCGTGCGCCATGTCCTTCAGGTACTTCGTCAGCGGGTCCAGCTTGGCGATCGTGTCGTCCGGGATCTCCGTGTCGTACTGGATGTCCCGGATGTTGTCGATGACGATCAGCTCTGGGAACGTGCCGAACACCTCGACGTACGATTCCATCGTCGATTCGATGTCATCCAGCGTGGGGCTGGTGTTGTACTCGAACCTTATCGGCAGATCCCAAAGCTTTTTCCGGACTTCCGCAGGTACGTCGTCCGACATCGCGGCCTGCATGGAGCGAGCCCACGACCAGCCCGTAGCGATGCAGATCTCCCGCGCCAGCTGGGTTATTGCATCGGTGTCGGCCGAGAAGTACAGGCACGAGGCCCTCGACTTGTGCGCCAGCGTCAGTGCGAAGATTGACTTTCCGCACCCCGGGCCTGATGCGATCAGGCTAAGCTGGCCACGCAGGAAGTGGGTGCCCGCGAGCTCCAGGTTCTTGAACACAGGCTCCAGCGGCTTGCCGGTGCTCCCCCCGACTCGCCGCGACTGTAGTGGTGAGTAGATCCTGTCCTCCTCTCCTACAGAGCCAGCAGTGCTGCGAGCCGACCCCGCCGCACACTGGACAGTCGCTGTTCCTTACTCCCATCTGTCTCCGACTTTCGCCGTCTCCCATCCGCTATCCCGCACCGGGTGCTCCGTGGAAATTCCCGAAAGCCAGGATCAGGGCTATCGCCAGTGCGATCAGAAACATTCGAACGGTCACGACTATAGGTCTCCGATCCTCATGGTTTGGTGTACTCCTCTCTGTCAGGCTCCGGGACGGGAGGCGGATTCAGCTGCTGACAGTCGGGTTTGTGGTTCGGGTACTCCTCTCCGCACGAGATGCACCGGACTGTCATACGCGAGCCACCACCGCCCCCGTCAGCACCCCGACGATCCCCGTTGCTAGGCCCGTGACAGCCCACTGCCACGTGCCGGTCCAGGCATAGCCGAGCAGGCCAGCGAAGAACGACGCGATCGCCAGCAGCGTGAGCACCATTCCTAGCCTGTGCCTCTTGTCTTCCACCATAGCTTGTCTCCTCTCACGTGTATCGAAACAAGTTCGGGTTATGAATAAACCGCGTACTCGCATGCCGCGGCCACTGGGCAGAACATGCAGTTCTCTCTGCTTGGGTTCGGGTCAAACCTTTCCGAACGGATGCCCTCGTCCAGCTCGCCGAACGCATCCTCCAGGCGAGAGCGCGGCCACTTCGTCAGGTCGTACACGATCGTCGGCTTTCCGGACTCCGCCATCCAGTAGTCGCCGGTCGTGATATCCATGCCGTAGTCCCGGTTGACCGGGATGGCGTAGACCGCCAGCTGGATCTCATCGCCTGGCGCCTTGCCGGTCTTGATGTCCCGGATCCGCCAGTCCAGGGCCTGGTCGTCCCAATACACCTGGTCTATCACGCCCCGCACCCACACATCGCCGAGCTGGATCTGGAACTGGACCTCCACGAACGGCTCTCCGTTCGTCTGCCTCAGCAGTGTGTCCTGGGGACGGACCTCGGTGACGTACTTGTAGTACCTTTCGACTTGCTCAAGCCTTTGTCGTATCGCCTCGGGATGTCCTTGACAGCGGGGTACCGCCATCCCGACCCGAACCAACTCTCAAAGTTGGGTGTTTCCTCAGCAAGCCGGTTGATGTGTTTGTCGTACGCCTCCGAGTAGACCTGCTTCATGTCTTCCAGGCTGCCCTCGCGGTTCGACTTCTCGAACCACTCCACGGCTTCGTGGACCGCGAGTCCCTGGGCCAACCAGGCCGCTGGACGCTGCCAGATTCGCTGCCCGTTCTCATCCAGCTTCTCGCGGGCGAGGTACCACCGGTAGTGGCATTGTCGCCACTCCTTCAACTGACTGACCGATCGATACTGCCTCTCGGTGTCGGTTTCCATTCGCCTCCATTTCGCAGTCGTGCGGGACACGCGATCCGGGGCAAGTGTCGAACACGTGGAACGCGAGGTCCCACGCGGCGTGCCCGACCATGGAGCGGTCGGGCACACGGACTGCCTCAGTCCATGCCACGCATCTGTTCTTCATCATCCCTACGACGGGACTCATCCATGACTGGTGGTCCCGGGCCCGGATAGAGCGGTACACGCTCAGCTTTGTGTAGCCCGGGAATCGCTGCGCCGTTGCCGTGATCCATCCATTCTTCTGTGCCACGACCCACCTGGTTGCAATCGTGGCCACCTGGGGAGCGCTCAATATGGCCGCCTTACATCCGGTATTTCCTCAGGGAAGCGCCACACCTCGCGGGCTTCCTCCGACAGTTCCAAGCAGTACTCGTTGAATCGGATGATGAAGTCTTCATCCTCTTCGGTGCGAGGCAGCCAACGCCACCCGCCGTTCGAGACCCGGCCCGGGTCATGCGTGAACGAGCTGACATTCTCGGGGACATAGTCAGGTTCGTACGTGATGACGAGGTTCTCCTCCATCAGGCGACGGTAGAAGTTGGCAAGCCGGTACAGCTTGTAGTCCGACATCCCGTCGCCGCCGCTGAAGAAGTACTCCGCATGGTCTCGAAGTCGTTTGTTCGGTGCAGCAAGGCGGTGCTCGTCCCGCACCTTCCAGGGGAATACCTCCTTGACCCGCTTGCGTGGGTTCCCCTTGTACAGGTTATACCGCCGTGCCATGTCTGACACGGCTTGCGGCGTGATCCCGTAGTACTCGGCGATCTGCTTGTTGTTCCACCCCCTAGCCCAAAACGCCTTGATAGTAGCTGGCGTCATCCGGTGTTCGTTATCCACAGTCGCTCCCTGCCATCGGCCAGCAGGGGAACCGTGGAGGCTCTTTACTTGCGGCATCTAACCTCCCTCTCTCCCCATGGTGCCGACACGTTACAGTGGCGTAGGTCACCCTACTCATGTTACCGGCCACGCGTTACGTAGCGCGACCGGATCGTGCCAGCACCCGACGGACATTGACTCCTATGGCCTGGTGCTGGACTCAGGGGACCTGAGTCCAGCACCCCTGGCCAGGGCAGGAAGCGTAGCGGATCCACCGCCCGTCGACTACCGGGGTGTGTCGTATCTCTGCACATCATTCGCAGTCACGCTGCGTTGCTGATCACACCCCGTTCAAGATCACACCCGTTGTGTGCTACACCCACCCCTTCAGCCAGTTGACAACTCGGTACCTGCCAGGCAAGCGCCCCTTTGCGGGGGCCTCAAGCCTTTCCCTAGTGGCGCGGCCGCACCGCCGCGCCCCCGCACCGCGGTGCCGCCTCCTACTCGATGATGCCCAGCTCCCTCAGCGTGTCGGTCACCAGCGACTCCTTCGCTTCGCGCCAACCCTTCAGGCTGGGCAGGACGATCGCACCCTCGGGGTAGTCATCCCGCTTCGGGTCCTCGGGGTACCCGTAGTTGTCNCCCACCCCGATCGCCTCCCTGTAGCTCTCGGGCCACAGGTGCATCGCCGCGAAGTGCAGGACGCGGAAGTTTGCGGGGTGGGCGAACGCGAACATGACCTGCGAGACATCAAGCAGCTGGCCCGGACCCTTTACCCGGGTCCGGACACACCCTTGAGTCCCCTCGTGCATGTTACTCGAAACAGACATGTCGGTCCACAGCTCAACCTGGAACCCGATCTTCTCCAGCGCCAGGATGAGCGCGACAGTCTGGACTCCGCGATTCCACATAGTGTCGGCCTGGATGGAGGCCGACGCAGAGATGCTCGCAACCAGTGTGATGATCCGACCCACTCGGGGGGTCATGACCATCTGGTAGTTGACCATGTTCTCGGGCTCACCAGCAAGGAATCGGGCCACATCAACGTCCGACCCACTGACGTCGTAGAACGACGTGAACGCTGGCAGCTCTGCCTGAGCCTCGGCCGTCGATACGGCCGACTCGGCGATGCTCATCGCGTCCGGTACTCGATCGGCCAAGCCTTTTCGAGCATGCCGGATGGCTTCCTCGGTCGATCGCACACCACCGTGCCAGTCCGGGTCCGCCGCGATTTCGTCATCCCTCTCGAAGCACTCCGGTCTATTCTCTATCGAATCTACCAGATCGTGCACCGAGTCGTAGGTGACGGTCCACCGTCCAGGCTTTTCCGAAGTCCTCAAGCCTTTCCCCCTATGCGCGCCCGGTGAGCTTCGCCCAGGTGGCGTCGTCCAGCCCGCGACGAATGCGCGCATCCACAGCCGCCTCCCAGGTGAAACCTGCCTCCAGCAGCCGAACCATGCCAACCGATGCACGCGGAGACAGAACCACGGTCAGCCCGTGCTCCTCCGCCCGCTTGCGAAGCTTGCGAACGTAGGTCAGAACGTCGTTGACCCGCTGCTCGTTGCTGGTCTCCCGCTGGCACAGCGCATGCTCGAGAGCCTCGTCAATCTCGATCGTGATCACCGTGAACCGGTCGAGTGTGGCGGCGTCCATCGCCTGCCGTCCGACGTACAACCTGGTCGCACCACGGCCGTAGGTGTTGGCGCTGGCGACGCACCGGAAGTCCGGGTGTCGCTTGACCATACCGTCCGGGAAAGCCATCGCACCGTTCGCCAGAGCGGCATTGATCACGGCGAGCACTGACGGGTGGGAGTTGTCCACCTCGTCAAAGTGGAAGACCCCGCCCTTCTCATACGCCTCACGGAACAGCGTGCCGACGTACTCACCGGCGGCCTGCATGTACCCGATGATCGCGGATGCCGGAGTCTGCGGAGATAGTGAGAGGCTGTACGATGGCAGATCGAGGGCCTCCGCCGCCTGCTCTGCGATGGTCGACTTCCCAGTACCCGCCGGACCGACCATCATCACGTGCTCTCCCACCAACAGAGCGTTGACCACGTCCGCTAACTGACGGTGGGTTGACCCCTCAACCTCCTTACTCTGCTTGTCACGAACGACAACGGTGCGGGTCGGGACCCGCGCGCTACTCACTTCCTGGCGGACGATGTCCCGGACCTGGTCCTCACTAACGGTGTTGCTATTGAACAGGACCCGGAGCGCGTCGATGGCGGTGAAAACGTCTTGCTTGACCTTGGGCTCCTGATTCTTCGGCGCAGACTTCTCGGCCTCGCTGCCCCGCTTGCTGTCCGGTCCATCGGTACCGCCGGGGTTGGAGCATTCGTGCAGCGTGCCGTCCGCGTTCGTCAGGACCAGCGGACCGCGAACGTCGAACCCGACCCGCTCGGTGCAGTCCGAGCACCCGTTCTCCCACGGGAGCGCCTTGCTGGTGTCGTGTGCGTAGTACAGATAGGACTCTCCGCACGAAACGCAGGGCGTGCGGATCCTCCGCTTGGAGTGGCGGACGAATGTTGTCGCTGTAATCGTCACTCTCTCTTCCTTTCTGTGTCGAGGTTTGTCCGGTGATGATGAGTGGGACCGGCGGGAGTCGAACCCGCATCCGCCCGATGCGTCGGCCCCTTTGGCCGGACCCTTTTATCGAGGGCCCAAGCCTTTCCCTATTTATATTCGGGCGCCGCCATAATGGCCTCCGCCATTGCATGCGCCGCCTTGAGTCGTTCGATGGCCAATTCTCTTAGCGTGGACTGCTTGACCATCGGATCATCCGATGCCGCCTTGTACGCTTTGTCAGCGGCGTAGAAACGCTCGGCCGTTTGGCGAAGCCTCATGCCTTTCCCCCATTGGCGCGGCGGGCGGCGCTGCCCCAGTCGGCGGGCCGGGTCCCCCCGGCCGTCAGCCACGTGTCCAGGTGCACGAAAGCACCAGCCGCCGCCTCGTACTCACCAGCTTCGATCATCTCGCGAATGCTGCTCAGCGTGAAGTCCGGATCCATTTGTCAGCCTCCCAAGCCTTTCTCAGTTGATGACCTTGGCGAAGGTCATCGGCCAGTAGCCCGCGTCCCCGTCGTCCGTCTCTACCCACGTGCCCCAGTCCGAGGTGTACGCGTCGGTCACCATGCGCCCGTCGTCCAGGACCATGCCGGGCTCGATCTCGTCAGCCAGAATCTCAATGACCATTTGAAAACTCACCAAGCCTTTCTCTTTCTAGGTTCGCGTCGGCTGCGGGCTTTTGTCAGCGGCCCAAGCCTTTCCGGGGGGAGTATTCCTCCGACCGATACTCCGTCTGTTCCCCTTCCTCGGGACTCCATCCGACATCCGTGCGCCACTCACCCGACTCGGTCATCCATTGCCAACCGAGTAGTTCGCCATTACGAATGACGGCCCAAACATCCTTTTCCATCGGGACCAGCGACACTCGCACGGCGTCCCCCCTTAAGCGCTAAGGCGCGGCGCGGTGGCGCCGGGCCGGTCGGCCGGGGCGGCGGGGGCGGCGGGGCGCGCCGCAGCCGGGCCCCACGTGTGGGCGGCGATCGCGGCCAGTGCGGCGCGCGCCTTGCCCTGGTGGCGGCTGGTCGTTCGCGAATTGTTCTCAGGATTCTTCATCCGTCCGAAGTCGGGAGAAGAATTTTTTCTTCCTCGGAAGCTGTCCCTATCGGAATTGAATTCCTCTGCATCTTCGAGAATTCTGGCGAGCAGCCAGGTGGCATCCTTGGTCACCCGAAAAATCTGACGTGTCATGGTTTCCTCCCTGTTTCCTGTCATCGTTCTGTGACTTGACATTCAGCTTTTCTTGTGCTTGTCAAGTGTGTTCGTGAACACCTTGACAAAGCGCTGCGATGTGTTCCGTCGCGGTTG